GCTGGCGCGCGTAATCGGCTCCTCTTGCGGGCCGGAGACTCTTTTGATCGAGTAGCGCATATCAATGCAGCGTAGGGCGCCGCTCTTGCGCCTCGCTCGCCTGGAGTCGATGGCTCTCGTAAGGGCGCCAGTTCACTATCACGTGCAGATAACCCCCATAAATATCCGGCGCCAGCCGCTGAGCGCAACGCAACACCACAAGCCCAAACCGCAGCAGCATTATCGCAATCCAGCCGCGCAGCGCGAGCATGAAGATTCTCATTCGATTCTCAACAGTGGGTTGATGAGATCCTTCATCCCGCGCCGGCGCCGCGGGCGCTCCGCTGCGGTCTCCGGTGCCGCGTGCGTTGCGGTTTCCGGCTCCTCGCGCACTTCCTCGGCGTGGCCGAGGTCGATCAACTTGCGCGCAAGCACATCGTTGATCTCGCGCACCATCCCGGGACGCGAAAAGGGCACCGCCGAAGTGCATTCCTTGAAGCGGATTTTCATGACGAGTCCTCGTGGTAGCGGCGATCCGAATCGAACGGATTTCCTCCGGGTTATGAGCCCGGCAAGCTCCCGGTGCTCCACAGCCGCTCAAAAAAAGCCCCGCGAGTGGCGCGGGGCTTCGGCTTGAGAGGCCGAGGTTACGACTGCGGCGAACCTGTCGTCATCGCGCGGATTGGATCGGTGCCTGCATCGAGCAGATCACCGTCATGGCGCGAGAACAGGAAGAAGCCCACCTGCCCGTAATCGGCATAGCGTTCGACGAGCCGCAAAATCACCGGACCCGCATCACCGCCGACCACGTCGCGGATGATGTACTTCGAGAAGTCACCGAAGAGGATCACCTTCGAGCCCGCGCTCGTCGGAGCGGCGATATCCTGGTTGATCGTGAACGGATAGCCGTAGATACGGTCCGGGTTGCGCCCGTCGATGCCGAGATGCCACAACGGCTGGCCGTTGTTGTCCACCATGCGCTTGAGGTTGCGCAGCAGCGTATCGTGGAACATCCAGCGCGCGTTGCGCCGATAGTCGGGATCGACGGAGTGCTCGAGCGCGGTGAGATCGGTGATCGTAACCGCCGTGCCGCTACCCATCGTGGCCGATGAAGTCGCGGCAGTGATTACGCCGTTTGGCTGCGAGGAGCCGGTGCCGAGCGTGAAGTGGTTATTCAACCGGCGCGCCAACCGCATCGCCAATGCCTCGTTGATATAGGCATTCACGTCGAACTGCCAGTCCTGGATGAATTCCCGAGCCACTAGCACGAAGCTGCGGTAGGCATAGGCATCCAACGTGAGCGAGCCGAAGGTAGGATCGACCGAAGTCGTGGTTTGCGCCGCCTCGGTGGTGAGCGTTGCCGAGTTAGCAGTGTCGTTCACCGTCGGGAAAGTCAACTGCCCGCCGGTGCCCGTGCGCACCACTTTGGAGGCTTCGCGCATACCGCCGAACGCGAGCATCGACTGCTCGAGCTCGTCCCAGTACTCGCGCGGAATAACGACGCCCGAAGTCGTCGTGGCTAGATCGCGCGCCTCACGCACCATGCCGCGCATGTCGCGCACAGCCGACTCGACCGCGCCTTTCATGTCCGACAGGCTGGCAGGCTTGAGGATCTGGCGCCCGTCATCGGAGAGGCCATCGTAACCCACGCGGTAGAACGTCTCCACCGCGCAGCGCAATTGCTCGCGCCGCTCCTTCGGGTCGTTCGAGAGGAACGTCGCCGGGCGCATGTTGCTGCGCTGGCGGCCGTCGAGCTCGGATTCGATGTCGGCTCGCCGCTCGATCTGGTCGATCAGCTTCTTATCGCGGTCGATCACGTCGAACAGCTTTTCGTTCTCCTCGAGCAGCTCCTTCTTGCGCGCCTCTGTGGTATCGGCCTCCTGCATCTTCTGCAGGTTCGCCTTGATTAGCTCCGCATTGCTGGCGCGCGCCTCGCGAAGCTGTTTCGCTTGATGCAAACTCATGGCATTGAACTCCTGAAAATGAAAAGGCCCTAATAACCGGGCCTTCTCGTAAGCGCCCTGCGGGGGCGCGCCGTTACAAGCCTGTAACTACCAGCTGCAGCCGCTGCGTTTGCAGCGCCACCGCCTGCCCTGTGTCCTTGCTATCCTTTGCTGCCGCCGCCTGCGCGAGCATCTCGAGCCGGCGCAGCTCGCGCACCGCGGCATCGGTCTGTGGATAGGCGGGAAAAGTCACCACCGACACGTCCCACAGCCGCTCGACCTTGGTTATCGTGCGCTCCCAGCCTTCCCACTTCGATTCACCGGCTGGTTTTGTCCACTGCTGCCCGCCGTCCGCAACGCTGAAGGCAAAGCTCATCTGGTTTATGTCCCCGCGGCGCATCAGCGCCTCGAGGTCGCGCGCGAGCGAAGTATCGGGCAGGATGATCTCGGAGAGCAACCCGCGCTCGTCCTCGAGCAGCGTGAGCGAGCCCGCCTTTGAGCGCCCCAACACCTGATTGGTGTCGTGGTTGAAGAGCGCGCGCACATCGTCGCGCCCGAGCGCCTCAGTGAAGGCCCCGCGCGCGATTTGCTCGCGGAAGCCGCCGAGATCCTCGCTCCACGAATTGAACACGGCGGCGTGCCCGACGATACGGCGGGTGCCATCCTCGCGCGCCTCGAAGCGCAGCTCGGAAACGTTGTAGGTGCGTACTTCGCGATCACTCATGCTTCACCCCCGTTGTTGGCCTGTTTCGTCGCCTCCGGCTCGCGCTGCATTTTTTCCATCGTGGTGAGATTGGCTGGCACCAGCGCGATGTCACCATCCGACTGCGGCGGCAGATCCTCCAGCTCCCGGATCTCGTTACGCGTGCGGATGCCGTTCTGCACCTGGATCGCGTAGCCCTCGTTGCGCGTCTTGAAGTCCCCGCGCATCAGACCCTCGAGCGAGAAGCGCGCAAAGAACTCGGTGCCCGCAAAGAGCTTGCGGCCGAGCTCCATCTCGATCTTGCGGCACCACGGCAGGATCGTATGCTTGGCAAAGCCGATATCCATCTGCTCGATGCCGCTGCCCCACGAAGTCTGCTTCTCCGTCATCGCCACCATGTGCGGTGGCACCTTGTAGATCGCCGCGATCTGCGCGTCCTGCAACTGGCGCGTCTGCAAAAACTGCGCATCATCGAGCGGCATCTGCACCATGTGCATCTTGGCGCCCTCTTCCAGCACTAGCACCTTCCACTTGTTCTCGGCGCCCGAGAATTTCTCGTAGAGCGAACTGACGAGATTTTTCTGCGCCTCCTGATTGATTTTGGCCGGCGTCTCGAGAATCACGCTCGGGCGCGCGTCATTTGCAAAGAACTTCGCCCCGAAAGTCTCCGCCGAGATCGCCAGCCCGTACATATTGCGCAGCCTGCGCACCGGGGAGATGCCGATCAGTCCATCGCTCCCAAGCGCCGGCACATGCACGATGCGGTCTTCGCGAAATTCCTTCTCGCTCCCGTCGGACAAGCGCACGCGGTAGACCTTGCGTCCCCCGTCGCTGGTAAGGCGCACCGTGGTATTCCACGGCAGCAGCGGCAGCAGCACCACGTTGCCGCGCGCATCCATCTCGATCGCTGAATAGTGATTGCCCCAGAACAGCGCGTGCACAATCACGAGCTCGCGCCACACGAACGCGGTATGCAGCGGATTGGGCACTTCGCCTAACAGCGGCTGCGCCCAGTGCTCGGGGGCCGGTTCAGAGAAGCGCCCGCGCTTGCGGTAGACGTGCAGCGGAAGCGATGCAATGGCCTCCGCAATCACGCGCACGCAGGCATACGCCATCGGCACCCCGAGTGCTTTGTCCTCGGTTACGCTGATGCCGGAGGAGGAAGGCCCGCCCGTCGCCCAATCGACCAGCCATTGCGCGGGGTTGTTGAGATTGGTGCTCGGATTCTCGGGCGAGGCGCGCAAAAGCCCCTCGATCAACCTAGCGACCGCCGTGCTTATTTGATTCGCCATTGACTAAACCCTGGTAAGCCCACAGCAAGATGACACCGGCCACGATCAGCGCGGCCGGCATGTAGATCAAGGCAACACCCGCGAGCAGCAGCAAAACCCCGATAAGCGCAAACCAGTGCTCTATTTTCACAGCGCAATCACCCCGCGTGTCTCGTACACGCTCGGCTTAGCCCCGCCGTTCGCCGTTGCACGCGCGAGCGCCATGATCATCGCAACGATACCGTCGATCTTCTCG